GCAAAATGCACTATCAATTCGTTTATTTTAGTGAGCTTCATCTTAACTACATCCTTAAGTTCTACACCGCAAAAGATTTCAATCATTTTCTGCGCTATAAATTCCTCATCATTAGACGCTTTTTGCATCTTCAAGAAGTCTTGATAATGCTTTAATGGAATCTCACTTAAAGAAGTTGGTATAATTAATTCTACCTTCATAATATTATAATTAAAGTTTTGATTTATTGTTGTACGCAAATGCAATGTCGTATGCAGCAGCTAGCATTTTGAAGTGTAAGTGCATTCTCATAGGGTCGTCAAATACGATAAACATTCGCACTCCTTTCCTATCAAATATGTATTGTTCAACTACTCGCTTCATATGTGGTAAATCGTCTGTCATCGTATATGGTATTGTTTATGGAATGGATTATCTAACTGGTAACCTACCGCATAACGGACACTATCAATCGCGTGATTGTACTTATCCTGAGGTGTTTTTGACTTACGTTCAAGCCAAGAATAGTTATTCAATTCCTTAACTAAATCCACCGAATCCTCATCCACTACTAAATCATAATCTTGCAGTAAAGTAATTCCGTGTGTTACGCTTCCTTGACCTTTAACCGCTTCTAATATATTCAAACCTTTGTCTCTAAGTTCGTTTATCAATCTTGGTTCTGCTGAATCTGCCACAATTAAACTATCTCCGGCAATTGATTTGTTAAGTCGGTAAATATCGGAAGTAGTCAAGCCGGTTTGGTATAGGTGCAATTTCAGGTAGATAATCTTATTTTGTGCATCTATTGAAGTTGCAACAAGCGTAGTCGGGTCGTTGCTAAATCCAAAATCTTGTCCATAAACAACGCTTCCTAAATCTTGGAACTTACCCACACTCCAATTAGTGAAAATCACCCCCTCTGCCCGATTAAGCCAACCACCGAGAATTTGATGATTGTATTTATCAGGTCTTCTTTCTTTAATCGTTTTAATCTGCGTAAGGAATGATTCAGATAGGTTTGCAAGGTTGTCTAAATAGGTTGTGTGTATGTACGTTGTATCTCCTTTGATTACATTACTGCCTGCTTCAATTCCTTTTGATTCAAAGAATCGTTGGTAAATGAAATGTTCTTTGGTAGCCGGATTAAGGATAAGAATTACCCTATTCTGTTTTGTCTTATGTCGAATGGATAAATCTATTTTATCGAACGTGTCTTCGTCCGTTAATTCTTCCGCCTCATCCAATACCCAAGTAGTAATACCTTGTAACGATTTCAGATTTGCAGTCTGTGTTCCGCTACTTGTTTTAATTCCTTTAAAAATAATTTTGCTGCCAGTCTTTACATTTATAATCTCATCCTTTGTAACTGCAAAATCATTAGCCATTCCAAGCAGTTCAATTTTCTCTATAAATTCAGGAATGATACTAATGGCAGCCGATACTAACGTGTAACGTGTGAATAATATAATATGTCCGGATTCCCTTGTGAGTAAACTAAGAAATGTAGTTATACTAAAAGACTTAGAACTACCTCTACCGCCCGTAATTATAAAGTACCTACTATCCGAACCTAAGTTAAAATATTTATCGTTAATCGTTACCAATTTTGAAGTAGTCCTTTATATTAAAATCATTCACATTCAATGTAGTTTCAACTGTCTCTTTAGGCTTACCAAATATATGCTCTGCTACAAAGATTTGCCCTCGTTGTGAATCTAATAAATCAACTACAAATGCCACTTTATTATCATCGTCTAAATCTTGTTTGTAAAGGACTTTAAGTGCGTTAATGAATATAGCATTAGCTTTTAGTTCATCTGCCTTTGTAGGTCTTCCGCCGCCTACCCTTGCGCCTCCTCTTTGTTTCTTTTCCTCCATATTGATAAAAGTATTGTTTATCCAAATATTACTTTATAGAACTATCTTTAAATGTCACTACTACACTATCTTTATCAAGTGTGTCATTAATTTCGATTAGCACATTAATATAGTTATAATTCCATTCTATCACCTCGTCCTTAAAATCGTTTGACACTTCAATTAACTTAGGTGAATAATCGTATATTTTACCTTTGTGATTCACCTCGTTTTGAATGCAGTAATCAATACAACTATCTATTCTATTTGTTAATGTCATTAATTCTCACTATAAACCATCTCGTAAAATATCTTACTACTTACCTGATTCAATTCAATCTGTTTTACATCACTATAATAAACCATATAGGCAACATCAGAAACCTTTAATGTAGCTTTTAATTTTGCCCATTCTTTCATGTGCAATTTGTCGTTTATTACTGCAATGTAATATCTCATTCAGCTTCTTCGTATGTTAGCATTACCGTCTTTAATTGGTCAACCATATCTTTAAGACAACTTGAGCAGTTAGAAGGCTCGTTTCTTTGCTGAAATATTCGGTTATAAATTGCTAATAGTTGCGCTTGGTCGGATGGTATAACTTGATTAGTTTTTGTTTCAATCCATGCCTTTAGCCATTCGTACTCAGTCTCGGTTAAGCATAAAGGTTTCCTGTATGGAAACAATACGTTTAGTTTAGCTTTACGTTCATCACATTTGCAGTCTTCACCAAGTATGAATTTAGCCACCTTATCTATTCCAGTAGCTTTTAAAACGGATTCGACAGTGTCTCCTAATCCTTTTGCTTGTATTTTTTTCGGTCTTGCCATATCTATATAATTAAATTTTTGTGTTTTTGTTTAATTAAAATACCATTCATCAGCAATGTACACGTGATTTGTGCCATCTTCTAATGTATTAATAAATGAATCGCCTATATTCATGTCATCTGTCCATTTTGCTAATCCTATAAATTCTCCATCTCTGTACAATTTATACTCCATTCCATAAATCAATAAATCGTTTTCTTTTTTCATGTTATTTATTTTTGTTTAATAAAATTAATTTACATTTTTTGCAAGTAACTATTTCACTTTCCGATGTTGTTTCATCAACATCTCTCCAATCTTTACCGCATAAAGTTTTAGCCACAATAAATGAACTGTTAAATTCTTTACCTATATAATGTATCATTTCTACTTTCATACTATTTGTTTTTGTTTAATACTCTACACATATTCAAAATGTAATAATATTGTTCTATTGTGTTCTCATCCTGATTATACAATTCAATCCGCTTTTGTAACGTATCAAAATCAATTGCTTTACTTTGAATCGTTTCATAATGAACTGATTTTCTGCCAAAGAAATTAGTTTTATAATATCTAACTTCAGTAAATAATAAATATACTTTCTGTTTCATTTTAAAGCAGTTCAAAATCTCCGTTAATATAATCCTCCCAATCTTCACCAACATTGTCTTGTATCTTTTCTTTGCAGTTTTTAATGGTATTGAATATACTGGATAAACTAATCTTTGTTTCAGCTGCCATTTTACGCATGGAAGTTTTTTCGTTGCGATAGACTTCAAATAACATCTTATCATACCAATGCCAAGAATCAATTTCCTCTACTATTTTTAACTCAATAGCATTTTTAGCAACCAACATCTCTGTATTGTTCGACATTTCCATCATGTAAAGATTTTCTAAAGATACGTATTTGATACGTTTGGTTTTGTTTACGTGTTGTAAGAAGGTATTCTTAAGAGATAGCCACATATAGCCTTTATTTATTTTGCCGTCAGTAAATAGCTTATCCTCGCTGCTCCACTTCAGTAGGTTTATGTATGTCTCCTGAACAATATCTTCAGCAAAAAAATATTCGCCAAAAGAGTGAACAAATTTAGTCCACTCCTTATGATTATTTACGATTGGTATTATCCAACTCATATTTCATTAGTCTAATTTTAGCAAATATATAACTAATAAATAGATAAAGTTTAGCATTGTTTATAAGTTAATCGTTCATACCATGATTCAATTGTGACTGAGCGTATTCTAATTCTGCTTTTAGAATGTTAATTATCTCTTTTAAAGAATCATTTTCCGTCTGTAATTCGTCAATATGCGAATCCAAATAACGCTCAAGTGATTCGTATTCTTTGAATCGGTTTTCAAGTGTTTTAAATATATTTCTGTACATCTTATTTTTTTTAAATTCCTTTAACATTTATTTCATTTCTCCAATCTCCAAAACATAACGGATAAAAAGATTGTAGTTTATCAAATGATTCGCTATTAACAAAAAAAACAATTGCTCTTACAAGTCTTGATTTAAAGTCTTTATCAAGAGAATCTATCTTTATTGCTTTAAAATAGTTTCTTAACATTTCTTTTTTGTGCATTTCCATATCAATATTCCATTAAATCCAACGCTTCATAAACTGCAAAGGCTATCTTTTCTCGCAAGTGCCATAATAACTCCGTAATGTCATCGTTATGCAGTGTTGTTATAGATTCGATGCGCAAGGTCTCAAGTTGTTGCTCATCCAAATCGTAAGGAGTTTCAAAATAATACTCTACTTCTAAATCCACACCTTCTAATTCGATTCTAACTGATTGACTTTTCATACTTTTTATTGTTAAATTGTTAATAATTTCTGTAAATATAATATAGTTTTTGTAATGTAGTGCCAAAATTGTAAAAAAATTATGCGTTTGGCGGATTATAAATAATCATAACAAGGTATAAGCGCAATTGAAAAAACTGCGCCTATACGGATGTTAGTGTCCATTTCCGAAAACGTGTCTGCATCCAATACACCTTTTAGATGGATTATCAGCCCCACATCCGCCACAGATATTATAAGTTGGCAACGTACCACTAACAGCACCTTGGCGCAATTTACTTAGTTCTTCATTCAATTCAGCAATCTTTCTTTCCATACTATCCCAATCTTTAGATGTTTTGCCAGTATCAAAAAATTGCTTAAACCCTAATTTTCCGTATAATTTACCCTCGTATTCCATAATCATTTTATTTAATTCGTAATCTGCGCCAAGCTGCCTACCGTTAGCAAACATTGCTAGGTTACTCACTTCGAAATACGTTTTCTGTAACCGTTACAAATATCAAGAATGAAATCTATTCTGTTTTCTTCTGTATCAAACCCAGTCATCATTTCTTCAAGAGTATCTTTCAGTATTCCCACTTGCTCATCAATTGATTTGTGTTTTTGTTTTTGCAGATATTCTTCAGCGTATTGGTCACACATCAATTGTATTTTATACCTTCCCATTTCAGTATTCCCAAACTTATCAATAATCTCGTAAGCCATTTCT